TTTGTATTTCTTGCTTTTTTATCCCCTTACTATTCTTATTGAATAGGACTTCCTCGATAATAAGCGGAATGGAAGACTTACCCATTCCGTTTGTTCCAACAAGTTGGGTGAGGTTACTGTCATTAAGGTCAAGAGTATTATTTTTGCCATAGCTGAAACAGTTATCCCAGCGTAGCTTCTTTAGAATAATCATTAAACACTCCCATTATTGATTTAATTTTTTCATCATTTAAATTAAGTATAGCACTTAAGTACTCTACCAGTTCTTCTTCCATTGACATCTCTTTAAGATTAAGTGTAGCTTCAGTGTTTCGTTTTACTACTTTCTTGTCAAGCAACTCAGAGTTCTTGATGTTAGCTAAATCAGCTACATCACCCTCTATCTCGTAGATAGTATGGTGCATATATGTTGCAATCATTTCATCTTCACTTTCTACTGTTCTTCTTAGTAGTTGGGGCAAGTCAAACTGTTCCCAATGCCAAGAATCATCTTCTTCATCAATTAGAAGATAGCCCGTCTTGACTACATCTCTGTGAAAAGATGTAGTCATGGGACTACCTGGATATACAATATTTCTCTGCGTATTGGAGTGGCTATGTAGGTCACCCGCGTATACTACAGGAAAGTCATTGAATCTATCCAAGTCAACCTCTGGAGTAACATGAGGAGGTATCTCACCCCTAACATGTGTGTACAAAGGCTTGTTGGTATTGCAGAACTCTATACCACCTTTTCTATGCAAGTCTGCATAGGGTAATATAGTTCCCCAGATATACTCTGTGGTTGTGTCTACAATCTCAACTAAAGGATTTACATCAGATGTCGCCCTCTTTAGATTACTAAAGAATGTCTTGTGCTTTTTAGTTGCTTCATGGTTACCATCATAAATAATAGTAGGTATAGTTACATCTTTGATAAAATCAAAGTAAAGTGTAATCTCGTCCATTGAAGGAACACGGTCAAATAAATCTCCACCAATAATGTGCATACTGATATCTTCGTCTCTTTCTAACTCATGAATGGCTTCGAAAAACAACTTGTATCTAGTGCATGCCCATGCCATTGGCACATTCTTTTGACCTAGCTTAATATGCCAGTCTGCTGTAAATAATATCACGCTACGAAATCCTCTCCTGGCTGCCATGCGCAACCTGTAAGTCCACCTGCTTGTAAAGCTTGAAGTGTTCTTAATATTTCTTCTGCGTTTCTACCTGTGTCAAGCGCGTTGACTGAGTAGTGTTGAATCTTGTGTTCTTTATCTAAGATAAAAGTAGCTCTGTAAGGAACTCCTTCATCAAAGTCATAAACACCTAATTCTTTAGCAAGTTCACTACCAGCATCACAACACAAAGGGTGTTGAATGTCTTTGATAATATCATTGCTTTCTTTCCAAGCTAATTTACAAAATTCATTATCAGGACTAAATCCTAAAACATCAGCATCGCCCAGCAGTTTATCCATGTCGGCTATTTCTGTTGGGCAAATAAATGTAAAGTCTTTTGGATAAAAATAAACCACAGTCCACATATCTTCTTGTAGTACATCTATATCGATAAGCGTGTTATCAATATCACATGCTACAGCTGAAAATTCTGGAAAAATGTTACCTATTGTATATCTCATAAAACTCTCCTAGCTAATGCTAAATTCTGAATCCACATCTGAAGGGGCTTCTGCTCCATCAGCTGGTTGGGTTACTCTCTGCAATAACTCTAATTGAGCATCTGCAGTAGGTCTTGGTAAGACATCATCCATAGAACGGAGGTCAGCAATTTTAGCTGTCTCAGCTTCTGTTAGAGGTCTTGGTTTGCACTTAAGTGCTTGTAATCTGTACTCGACATTGAATGCCATAGGTCCAGTCTTAACTCTTTGGAAACAAACATCCCACCCTGTTTCAGGGTCGGTTGGGTCGCCTAAATCTTCTGCGGCAACCATTACTTGTTCCATAAGTTTCTTCTTTAGATTAACAACTTTGACGTTGCCATCTGCTGGGTCAATAGCTTGAATAGCGTATGCCCAACCACATTTTAAATCAGGAAAAAACTCTCTTACATAGTCTTTATCCTTGTTATTGAATGTTTCTGTATTACGGTCATAGGCTAGGCACTCCATAGGAATGTTTTTACCATTTTCACCTTTAATCCAGTAAACGTATCTCGGCAGTATATCACCTACTAGACGAAACTTGTTGTCTCCTTCTTTGTATGTGTACTGGTCGATTTTATCTTTTTGGGCTCCGCCCTTAGTTTGATTAAATTTTATTGCCATTTATGTTCTCCATTTAGCGTTATCTTCAAATAGAAAGTGTACTAGACCATTCTCTATCCGAAGCAATCTGTTGCGATTTACTATCGTTGTCGTGACAGGCAAATGTATCAACTCTAGTGTTGTTTCGCCTGTTCGGTTGTAATTAAAATAATTTCGGTATGAAGCTACTGCAATATATTCTGCAGCTTCTTTATTGCTATAATTTCTTCGCTCTGCGAGTAGTTGTCTCGGGTTTAGTAAAAAACTATCACCGACGAACGACTTCCCAAAATATTTATAGGTGTTGTCTTTTCTACTAGCAGGGATTCTTTTATAAGTTAATAAATGAATGACAGTAAGTATAGAAGTTGAATCTCCTTTGGTCTCACTATTTATCTTTTCCCAATTATATTTTATCATATATTATAACAATTTTTTAAACCCATGTCAAGTAGTATTTTTCGGAGGTCCTTATAAGGTTGATATTTCATATCCCTGCTTGAGATAGTAGCCTAGTCGTAGGCTAGCCTGTCTCTTTGCGGTCTTTCCAATTAAATTAATGTCTACTACTACAGGTTGTTGTTTTCCTTCATAATCTCTAATTATTCTTCCAATGAGCTGCGTAAGTAGCGGCTCGTTATTTACTGGTGTTGCGAGTATCAAACAGCTTAGAATGTTTAAGGATATACCCTCAGAGAATATAGACTGTGTCCCATACAGAACGTCTTTGTCTTCAAAAATCTGTGCTATTATGTCTGCTCTATCTTCGTGATGGATTTTTCCAGTCACACAAACTGCGTTATCACCAGTGAGTTCCGCGCAGTTTCTGAGGAAGTCTACTCTATCAGATACTACCAACACTTTATGACCTTTGGCGGCGTACGAAGACGCAGCCATTGCCACAGAATGCTGGTACTCTGGGTTGTAAGCTAACTCATTAATTCTATTTGCCCAAGGTATACCATTTCCGTCCATGAATCTTATCGCTATTGGTAGGATATGAACTTTAGGCATCATAAAGTTTTCCTTGGGTGGTTTCATTACATTGTTTCCAAAGTAATCTCGAAACACTACATGTCTGCCATCTTTTCTTTGTAGCGTTCCTGTAAGTCCAATCTTATGTCTAGCACAATTCTTATCTACTATTCTAGAAAATGACCGTGCACTTACGTGATGCATTTCATCTAAAATGAGAGTGCCAAACTCTTGTCGTATCTCTGGAATCTTTCTATACAAACTCTGTATATTCCCAACTACAACTGGACTGTCTAATTCAAATTTACCACTACCTATAATTCCAGGCGTGATATTAAAAACTTTCTTTACTTCATTTTCCCACTGCTTTCTTAAAGCTAATGTGTGAGTTATGACTAGGGTTTTCTGACCTAGTTTTTCAGCTATTGCAAGACCTGTAAATGTCTTACCCCAACTTACCCAAGCATTAATTATGCCGCCGTCTCCAATCTCATCATATACTGACTGTTGGCTTGGTCTTAATGTCATATTAAACTTGGGGAAGTTTACTGGTTTTAGTACTCTTTTATCTACTACTTCGTGGTCTGCAGGGATTAGGTCTATTCTGCCCACCGGTATAGCAACCAATCCCTGTCTTATTAATGCCATATTTTTTATAATGAGTGGTGGGTCACCGAATTTGAATGACGGTATGGCATACGTCAGTTCATCGTCAATCTTTTTCTGTTGCGCAGGCAACACTTCCAAGTAAATTCTATCACTAATAACAGCTTTCATGTGTATAACTTAGTGCTCCAAGGATTTACAGCAATAGATACTCTATGTCCAGTAAACTCCTCCACATAATGTTCTAGTCCTGGTTTAAATAATACTAATCTATTTACTTTTGGCTTTACTGTTATACCACTCATAAATACTAACTCTCCACCTTTTAAGTCTTCTATCTCTAAATAAAATACTGTTGAACATTGAGGAAATCTACTTATACCTTTCTTTAAGTAAGCTACTTCATCTTTATCTTGATGAGCATCATTAGGCTTAGTATTAACATGTGTCCAATACTCGTAACCTATAGTATGTTCTAGGTCAAATAACTTTTTAGCATAGTGACCAAGAGTGTGGCACATATAAGCATTGGGATGGTCTTCGTTATTTGCAAAGAAACCCTCTCCTTCTTTAGAAGTATAGCCACTAACAAAAGGTTCTTTACTTCTGTTAATTGTCTTACTAAAATTATTTAATTGATGTTTAGCAAAAACACCGTCTATTATATGTATCATTACCAGTTATGTACTATGTTCGCCATAATAAAAGTGGCACACACTAAGTTTACTAACACTATTATTGAGCGTAGGACTGCTATAGCATTTTCATTTCTTTTATTATAGCCTTCGTCCTTGTTGAATGAACCAAGTGAGTGTTTCCATATTATCCAAAATCTTTTCATATTTTTCTCCACGAATCTTTTTTCTTTTTAGGACTTGTATCATATAATAACCAAGGAGCTCCATCTCTGTATAACATTCCTGCCCATACTTCACTAGCTGCCAAAGGTCTATCCATATCAAAAGGATAAGGACAGCCTTTTATCCATAACACACTCGTTACAATTCTTTGGTCTACTCTTTTTATCTTGTGATACTTAAGTTCTGCTTTTGTACTTTTAATTTTTCTAAACCATCTACCTGTACTATCAATATAGTACTTGCCTTGGTGTTCAAGATAAGCTCTAATACTTTTAATCATAGATTTCAAAGGATAAATACTAGTCATAGGAGTTTGTAGTCTTCTCATGCCTAATGTTTCTCCTTTCATATTAGTATCATCTAATACTTGGTTTTCTATCCACAGTATTCCATCTACAAACATTATATTGTCTGTATGCAATACGAAGATAGGAAATTTTATTTTATCATATATCATACTTAGCTTCAAACTTTCCTAGAGAATAATCATCATGTACATCAAAGTCACAGCCTACTGGAGTACCTGGTATACTAAATCCTCTATCTTGTTGTATGAAACTTTGTAGTTTTTCTGAATAATGTTTTATCTCGTCTTCTGGTACTTCTGCTAAGATTGAGTCATGTACTAGAGCAAATATTTTTGCTTTCATACCTGTAGTTTTTACATACTCATTCATATCAATGGCACCAAGCAAGTTAATATCAGAAGCTACAGACTGAACTAAGAAGTTCATACCTGACCTAACCTCATGACTTTGTATTCCTTGATTGTCAGATTTAACATTTGGTAGTCTTCTCTTTCTACCAGTAGCACCATATATAAATCCATTATCCATAATAAACTTACTAGATAAATCTATCCACTTCTTGAGTTTGAAAAACTGTTTGAAGTAATCATCAATAACTTCTTGAGCCTGTGTCTTGCTGAAGAAAGTGCCTGAGTCTGTACTAACTTGCTGAGATATCTTATTAGCTCCAGCACCATACATAATACCAAAGGTAACAGCTTTTGCAGCCTGTCTGTCTGTAGGATAAAGCTCAGCAACTTCATCTGCCTCACAAGGTAAGTTAAATACTAACTTAGCAATGTTACTGTGAAAATTACCTCCATCTTGGAATACTTTCATAAGGTTCTTATCATCAGCCAATACAGCAGCTACATATACTTCTGCA